GTCTAATCTTGGCAAGCAGCGTTAGAACTCTATGTTTCTAGCCTGAGTGCGGATTTTAGGAAATTCCGACTACTTGATTCAGATTAAACCAAATGGTCCATAACACGGTAATACAGCCGAGCCGTCGTCTTCCCTCCATTTCTAGTGGGGGCCTGATGATAGTGAAAGCTATGCTTGTGTCATCGGACCTGACGGAGAATCTGTATAAAGTACCAGAATTTGAGGATACCATTCCCATAAGTTGTTAAGTTTGTTCTGAATAGATTAAATTACCCAACTAGTTCACACTAGAAGGCTAATCAAACTGTTCAGAAAACCATACATCTTTTTTACGCTGCATCATTGCAGTTTTGAAAAGATCTTTGGCAAACTTTGCAACACCTTGGGAAACTTTTATATTGGATCTATCCTGAAATATCATAGTTGGATCTGGGATTGTTACTATTTCTAGTAATTCTCTCCAGGCCTTTCTATTGATTATCTCAGTTAAACGCTCATTCATTCTACCTGACTCAGCAAGATTGCTTTGCCAGACAGGGTGATAGGGCATTATTTGATAGATATCCTCTTTAAAAGCTTCTCCTTGGTTTACGGAGACCTCGGCAAAGAAATTCTTCATACGATTTTGGAAACCAATAAGGAATCCTTTCGTATCTTCGTTTCTTTGCATGATCTCTCTTATTAAGGTTCTTTCAAGCAACCAATCTAAATATTCCTTAGCATCGACAGTGTCGTTGTTTGGGAAAGGAAACCAAGATGTATCCTGTTTCTTAATAAGATTCAGAATTTCATCTGTATTTCCTGTTTTCAAATATTTCCAAACTGCTGAAAATTCAGCAGCTCGGTTTGAAAACGATTTAGAATGTTTAGCATGAAAGCCCATAGTAAGATAAAGATCATAAAGTAAACCAGGCACATTATTGAACTTTCGAGCAGGTGTTCTCTCAACGATTGAATATATCATTGGTACTAATAAGTGGTATTTTCTCCAAGAGGATATTAATCCTCTTAAAGGGATACCAGTTATTTCATACCCATGAGATATCCATCGTTTCGCGAACTCGTACGTATGTTGTGAAGCATGCGTCTTGTTCGTAGAGATTCCTACTCCAAGAACAGACAAGATCTCACAATACTTGTTTGATACAGCTGTATCTGCAATAACAATATCATCACCTAATAGCATATAATCTTTAAAAGGCATAGTTTTACCTATGGCTTTTGCAGAATATTGTACTACTAGATGGTGTGTTAAAGCAAATATAGCCCATGAACTGTAAGCTCCCATCGGTTGACCAGCACAGTATTTCACTGTCCGGTTTTCCCAAGGAACAAACACTTCATAATCAACAAGTAAGCTTGACCATGCCCCTGCAACCTCTTCAGATGATAACTCTTGAAACAACATTTGTTGTAATTTAAGAGGAAATCTATCTGTAGCGGCTGTAAGATCTATACTATGGTAGGGTCCTTCTTTCTTGATCATAAATGGATTTTGATCGAAAGTTCTATCCTCTGGAATCATTCTTAATAGATTGAAACCAAAGTTATGAACTCCTTTCAAGGCCATTTGTGACCAATAATCGAAGATACATATGATACGAGCTTTCCCCTCTGGATCGTTCACAATAGATAGTTTACGTAAGTAATCTACATATTCTGGACGTCTAGAATGGAAAGCCTTACATAGTATTCCAAACCACTTTTCAGTGGCTGGAGCCCACTTTTCGATAGGTTTCAAGATCGGCGGAATATTAGGGATTATTCGTCCCATAATATTAAGCGGTTCAGGATACCCACCGGTAAGTAGTACTAACTCATTCTTCATCTTATCAGACACTTTATGTGTTTGAAGGACTGAAGTCGGAGTCGTTACTCCCATAGGACCAGATTTGTTCGAGTTTATCAGATCGCTAAGTGTAAATTCACTTTCATACTTAGGAAAATTATACATCTTAACAAACTCAGGAATAAATTCCTGAAGTTGGTAAGGTATATAACCATCCCAAGGAGAGGTGATCGTTGACAAGTCAGGATCTTTAGTTCCTGGTAAACATCTGGAGATATTAAGCAATGTTAAAACAAAGCTTTTACCTTCATTTGTTCCCAAGAGATTTACTAAAGGATCGATACCTTTCGGTAATCCATCCTTTCGTAAAGATAAAGATCCCTGAGGTGTTAACAGTGGTTCTCCACAAATATAACGTGTGATATGAAGCTTGATGGCTTTTATGTGACTTATAGTCCATAAGAACCCTCGAGTTGAATACCACAGTTGTATTTTAAGAGACCACCACTCACTTACGAGTTTGGCATTCTCAATACTCGGGTACCACCATGTTATAGCCCATGAAATAATTTTCATTAGGCTTAGCATTGTTTATGGTAAGTTGTAGGGTCACACTCTGTTCTAAATAGGAGTTCTCCACGTTTCCATGGAGTTCGTAATTAGAGGCAAATGCCCGAAACAATAGTGTGGGTGACTAACGTCACATATGGCCCTCGTAAG